GTCAAAATTTCATAGGGTGGATACCCTAGTAATTTGACAAAATACGACGCGGCGTGCACAAATGCGACATGACATGACACGTTCCCATACCAAAATAAGCTGAAGTTGACACCTTACGTTCGTCACCGAACATTGTTGCCTCGCAATTAGTCGGTTGACAGAAGGTCAACCAATTAGTTAGCGTTTCTAGGCTCACGGATGAGTGATCCGCGAGGCGTCCAAGACACAAGGAACAGACTATGAGGAAGATGCCCCCCGTTCCGTTGTCCGGCTTCAACCGTGCCAGCGACCCCGTTGATATCGCATATGCCTTTGCCCGGTCCTGGGGCGAGCCGCATGAGTCGGCTCTGGAGTTCGCCAAAAGCCTTGGCGGGAAGCCGGACAAAACCTCGCAGGTTGCGCAGGCGTAAAGAGTTAGATGGTCCAGTCTGGACCATCTAACCACAGAAGGAGACCCTGACGTGCCTCGCCCCAGAAAACCGACCGCAATGAAAGCCTTGGCCGGCACCCTACGCGCCAAGGGGGCCATCCCGAATGAACCTACCCCTCCGGTCGGGGTTCCCGATCCGGCCCTCCAACACCTGAGCAAGACCGCGTCCGAGCTATGGCCCACATTTTCCGCTATACTGCTGGACATGGGAGTCCTGACGGTGGCGGACGGCCCCGCGCTGGCGGCTATGGTGGAATCCTTCGCTGACCTCATCAACTCACGCAAGATACTGGATGAAGCGGGAAGCTCCCTGTATGAGACATACACTCGCGGGGGAGACGTAATCATCAAGCAGCATCCTGCGGTGACTATGCGTAACGACGCGGACAGACGGTTCTGCATGTGGGCGAGCCATTTCGGCTTGACGCCGGCCGCGCGCAGCAAAGTATCCGCTCAAATCAGTGAAAAATCCAACTCTTTCAGCGAGATTTGACCTCAAATGAGCATGTCAAAAGACCTTCACGTCGCTTTGTGTCTCTGGTGCAACGCCTACGATAACGCGTGCCGCGCCGACCGGAACTATTCCGACCAGGCGCGCATTCGTGAACTGCCCGCGATCATCTCAGAACTCTCACAGAGAAGCGACGATCTTTTCCGTATAGCCGAGGTCGAGGTTGAGGCCGATATCACGCCGGCGGGCGCACCGGAAACCGTCATAGACGGGCACGTCCTACCGACCGGAGACGCTATCGTTGCGCTGATGAAGGCCCTAATCGCCTGGGACGCGGCGTCTGTCGCCCTGGACGACGATGCAGACCACCCCAGCCGTATATGCGACCGCATAATCCGGGAAGAGGAACGAATCCGCCGTCTGCTGAAGGGTCTTCGAGTCCTCGAACAACGTCCGAAATCTCGGAGTCGTGCGAAACCAAAGAAGGAAGAGGTATAGAAATGTTGGACCCCGTGGGTAGTGTTGGGACGATGACCAGCAACCAAATAACACTCTTGGACACGATCAAATACTTGCGCCAGGAGAATGACTCGCGCCAACGCGACATTGAAAGCCTGGCGAAGACAACCGTGTTGCAGAGCGCGGGGCTTGAAAAACTCGCCCGCGCCGTATGCATGGCTTTCGGCCGCAACCCGGACGAGGAAGTTGATACCAACCGGACCCGGCTTTTTGAAGTCGTCATGCAGAAGTCGATCGCGCCTGTCGCTAAGGCCAATCCATGACGAGCCCGGAGATTGAACACGCTCTAGTCGAGTGGTGGTTCGCTATGCTGGACGTGCGGAACACAGCCTGGAGCGCGTATTCTGGCGCATACCGTACGAAGATGTTTCAAGAGACGATGAAGGCCGAAGACGCAGCCAGAGCCCGTCTGTTTGAAATCATCGAGTCCGAGCATGGCGTCAAGAAAGAGATGGCGCCCTGGCGCCCGACACAATGGCCGGCATGACAAACGCGGAGAAAGCCCGTCAGTATGTTGCGGACGTTCGCGCCGGCCGGATACCCGCCTGCCGGTGGGTCCGGGCCGCCTGCGAACGGCACGCTAACGACCTAGTTAAGTCCAAGAGGCGGGACTACCGCTGGACCTACAACGAAGAAAAGGCCGAGAGGCCGTGCCGGGTGATCGAACTCCTGCCGCATACGAAAGGCCGCTGGGCGGCGAAGCATGAACTGATCGCCCTGGAGCCCTGGCAGGCGTTCATCTTGTGCAGCGTGTTCGGCTGGGTGGATAAGAAAACCGGTCTGCGTCGCTTCCGCGAGGTCCTGGTAATCGTCCCTCGCAAGAACGGCAAATCAGCTCTATCAGCCGGTGTAGGAATCTACATGCTGGCCTTCGACGGCGAGTTTGGCGCCGAGGTATTCGCCAACGCGACCAGCGAAAAACAGGCGTGGGAAGTGTTCCGCCCCGCTAAGTTGATGGTGGAGAGCACCCCTGACCTGAAGGCCGCCAAAGGCATCGTAGCCAACGCGAGCAACCTGTCGGTGCCGGCAACCCATAGCAAGTTTGAACCGGTGATCGGCAAGCCGGGCGACGGTTCCTCGCCCTCCCTGGCTATCATTGACGAGTATCACGAGCACCAGACCCCAGACGCCCACGATACCATGCAGACCGGCATGGGCGCCCGCGAGCAGCCCCTTCTGTGGGTCATCACAACCGCCGGCGACAATATCAGCGGACCCTGCTACGCGAAGCAGTTGGCCCTCCAGGACGTGCTGTCGGGCGCCGTCGAGGATGACCGCACGTTCGGCATCATCTACACGATCGACCCTGGTGACGATTGGACCGACCCCGCGGTTCTCCGGAAGGCCAACCCGAATTTCGACGTGTCGGTGGACGGCGAATACCTGCAAAACCAGCAAATCGCCGCGATACGCAACCCTCGGGACCAAGCCCGGTTCAAGACCAAGCACTTGAATATCTGGGTGAACTCGCGGGACGCCTATTTCAACGAACAGGCGTGGTTGACTTGCCCGAAAGCGCCACCGTTCGAGGAAATGCGCGGCATGTCCGCGTATCTCGCCCTTGATCTGGCGAGCAAGACCGATATCGCGGCGCTGGAAATCCTGGTCCCTCTTCCGGACGGACAATATGCACGATACGGGAAATCCTACCTTCCAGAGTCAACCGTCGAAGACCCGGCCAACTCGCATTATGCCGCCTGGAGGGATAAAGGTTACATTACCGTAACCAACGGCAATATCATAGACTTCGCTCGGATCGAGGAAGATATCGAGGAGCTGGCGGCCTTCCTGCGGATCGAGGATATCGCGTACGACCCCTTCCAAGGCACCTATCTGGCTACCCGGCTGCTCGACAAACGCTTGCCAGTGACCGAGTACCGTCAAACGGTCGAAACCATGTCCGACCCCATGAAGAGCCTGGATTCGTTCATTCTTTCGGGCCGGCTGCACCACAACTGCGCGGAGGACCACCCGATGACGTGGCAGATGGGGAACGTAGTGTCCAAGACGGACAGGAAGGATAACGTCTATCCGACGAAAGAACGGGCCGAGAAGAAAATCGACAACCCGGTGGCCCTCATCATGGCCGTGGGCCGCATGCTCCAGACGGATACCACCGAGTCGCCGTATGAGAAGCGCGGTATCCTGGTGATATGACTCCCTACCAAGACCGTTGCATATACGATATGGTATAGCCCGACACGCCAGGGACCTGCTTATGCGCCTCATGATGATTCTCCGCGACTTGATCGGCGCCGCCGGCGTTGGGTGCGTCACGTACTCAGCCTATCTGTATTCCGCGCAGGCAGCTTTCCTGGTCGGTGGGGTCTTTCTCATCTTGATCGCCCTGTTGACGGCGCTGGGGGATCAACGCTGATGGGTATTTTCGATAGTGTGGCTAAGGCTTTCTCGCCCTCGGTAAACAAAGCCGCCTCGGTGCCGTCCTACGGCATGATCCCGCCCCTTGGGTCTGTGGCGAGCGCATCCGGGTTACAGATCAGCCAGGCGACGGCCATGACCGTCCCAACGGTCTATGGCTGCGTCACCCGCCGGGCGATCGACCTCGCCCGCTGCACGCCCCGTCTGGTCACAATCTCGGACAACGGAATCAAGACCTACATCCAGGACCATCCGATTGCTCGGCTTCTGAAACGACCGAACATCGCCCAGACGTGGTTCGAGTTTGCCGAGCAGATGCACACCGGGTTCCTGCTCCGCGGCAACGCGTACGCCGCGATACTCCGCGACCGGCGGGGCAACCCATCCCAGCTTATCCCGATCAATCCTGATGCGGTAATGGTCCTGGAGGCCGCGGACGGCAGTTGGTTCTACAACGTGAACCGCCTGGGCCTGTTCCAGATCGCCATGCTGCAATCTTTCCCGGTCGCGATCCCGTCTGAGGACGTGTTGCATATCCGAGGGCTGTCCTTCAACATCCTGGTCGCGGCCTCTACGATCGGACTGGCGCGCGATACGATCGGTCTGGACATGGGCCTGAGCCAGCAAGCCAGCCGGTTCGTCGGCAACGGCGCCAGGCCGTCCGGCGTGCTTGAATCCGACAAGGCCCTGACAAAAGAACAGGCCGACCGGCTCAAACAGAGTTGGCAGGATTACGTCGGTGGCATCCAGAACGTCGGCCAAACGGCGGTCCTGGAGGACGGCATTAAATGGAAGCAGCTACAACTTTCCTCAGTCGATCTGCAATTCATGGCGCAGCGGGAAATGTCCGTGCTAGACGTGTGCCGGTTCTTCCGTGTGCCGCCCCACAAAGTAGGCGTAGCCGACCGGGCCGCGAGCATGAACATACCGCAGCAGGATCAGGATTACGCGAACAATACGGTCGCTCCTGATCTGGACCGCTGGGAGGCGATCATCTCGGCCACCCTGGGGCTGGACGACCAAGGCATCTCAATCGAGTTCGATATCAGCCGGCTTCTGCGGGCGGATAGCGTCACCCGGTTCACAACCTACCGCACCGGTATCACATCCGGCATGCTGACCCCTAACGAGGCCCGGCGGTCGGAAGGTCTGGTACCGATGGACGGGGGAGATAAACTGCTTGTTCCGGCCAACTCGGCGGCTCTGGGGTCGGATATGAGCGGGACGCCGGCGGATGGCGCCGGCCGACCGGTAGACGGCTCCACGCCCGCCGCGGGCTTGTCTACGGGCGGCAATCAGCCAGACGCGAAACCGGTCGGAGGGGGCGAAAATGACGACTCTGCGGTCAATTCGTAACGTTGTCACATGGATGCGCGGCCTCTTCTGCGCCGAACTGCTGTTCTGTGTTTGCCTACCTACATATGCGGCGGGAGATGAAGCCGCAAAGACATTAGTGGTTCAGTGCGGGCCGGGTCTGGGCAACTGCGGGCCGAACGCGAGCCCCGATAGCCCCGTCTGGGCCGCAAAGGCACCCGGCGTCTTCCAGCTCATAGGGTCCGACATAACCGTCACCTATGAGGCGGACCAGGACGTGTTCTATGTGGAGTGGCACGGGAACAGACGCATCCGCTTGACCGCGCCAGACGCGGAATCCACCGCAAAAGAGTGGCGGGATAAGCTGGCCTCGCTTGGAATCAAACCGTAGGGGTAAGTCTCTGCCCACCATTGCGTTACAGTAACGAGTCCTGATATAAGGGCGCTGAACGCGCTCTAGGATACGCCGCTTGACAATCCGCAAAGCCTACGCAGCCACGGTTGTAGACCTGGGGGATCGAACGATCCGCGCCATCTGCTCGACCGCGGACGTAGATATGACCGGGGAGGTTGTTGAGCAGGATGGCTGCGATCTATCCGTCTACAAGAACAACCCGATCGTTCTCTTCGGCCATGATCCGCTAATGCCGGTCGGCACCGCCACCGCCGTAAACGTGGACGCCGGGGCGCTGGTAGCCGAAATCGAGTTTGCGCCCGCCGGCCTGTCGCACAAAGCGGACGAAATCTGCGCGCTGGCGAAGGCTGGGATACTGAAAGGCATCTCGATCGGCTTTGACCCGCTGGACATGCAGCCGATGGACCCCGCTCGGCCACGCGGCCCGCAACGCTACACGAAATGGCGGCTCTGTGAGATTAGCATTGTCTCAATCCCCGCCAACCCTAACGCAGTCATCACGGACAAAGCGTATTCTGACGCTGGAGAAACTGACATGCCGAGTACCGCGACGAAGACCGCTTCCGCGATCAAACTGAAGGGGCTTCATGAGATAGGCCGTCTGGCCGCCGCAATGGATATGGTGGGCTGGCAGCATCAGAACTCGGTCTGGGAGCAGGCGTTCGAGGAAGATCAGTCCGAACTGCCGGGGCGGCTCGCCGCCATCATGCACATGATGGGTGAGGCCCTGATCGCGATGACCGCCGAGGAAGTGGCGGAATGTCTGGCCGCAATCGACTCGAACACGCCGGACCTCGGGGCGGACCCCCAACCGGACATGGTGAAGATCGTGCAAGAATCGGTCGCGCCGCTGAAAAGGAAACTCCTGTTTCTGTCGGGATATGTTCGCAAGGACGATGAGGAAATGGCGATGCCTGGCACCGCGATTATCAAGGCGTGCCTTGATAGCCACGACATGCTGCGAAAGTCGATGAACTTTCACGGCGGCTGCGTCAAAGCTCTTTGCGATCAGGCGAACGACAACGGGGCTGGGGACGGTCAGGTCGCCGGCGGAAAGACCCGCAAACCCCGCGCAACGAAGGCCGCGGCGGTCGCACCGCCCAACGCTGCGCTTGTTCAAGGCATCCACGATTCTCACGGCATGATGAAGCGCGCCATGAACTTCCATACGAAGTGCATGAAGGCGCTCGGCACCGTCGCTGAAGACGATTCCGACACCTCTGACGCCCAAACAAGCGACGGA